TCCAAGGTGCCGTAACCAGCTGTGTTTCCCAGCACCAGAAAGTTGTAGTACGACGTCCCCGCCAAATTGAACGTCACCAGGGTGCGCTGCGTATCTGAGCTGATTGTGTAACCGATGACGTTTGCAGTGTATGTCTGGCCCCGCAATGTGATGTTTACGCCAGTGTTGCCGTCGTTCAGGGTCGTTATCACCCGGTTCGACGTTTCGTCGTTCAGCAGCACCGTCATACGGTTAGGCGTGTTTGTTTGCACCGACAGGCCACCCAACACATAGTTGCCAATGTCCGTCGCGGCCCCAGTGTCCAGCGCGTAAGTGTCCTCCTGGTACGAATACAGGCCCGTCCCTACCACCGTCGCGCTGCCACCGTTGATGGTGATCACAACGTAGGTCGAGTAGTTGTCGGCCATCGAGAGGAACTGCACCTGCTGGTAGCGGGTCGCGGCCCCACCGGCGTCGCTGTAGTTGTAAAACGTCGTGTACTGCTGCCAGCCACGGGTGTACATCGTAAGGCCGTCACCGCTTGCGTACAGCAAACCCTGCTCGGTGTTGAGATTGCTTTGCATAACCGACAGCGCCGACTCGGCTGTCACAGTCGTCGCGGAAATTGTTTTGTTTGCGACTGCCACAACGTCGTTGTACGTCAACCCGGTGTCAGTACAAATGTCTTGAAACACGACGCGGGTGCTAGTCCCACCTGCCCAGGTGCGGGTTATCTTGCTGCGGCCCAACACCGCAAACGCGTCCTCCAGCTCCAGTGTCCAGGTATCCATTGAGGACACCGTGCCGTAGTTGATCTGCAGGTCGGCTACGCGGCCCGTGTAGGTGGTGCTGCTCGCTGGCGTGCTGTTCGGGTTCGTCAGCACACACGTCACAAGCCGCCCAATGGCTAGTGACGGCAACAGGTCAGGTCGACGCCCGGTAATCGTGATGCGGCCAGAGCTGTAGTTGTCGGTCAGTACCCGCAAACCCTTAGTGACGGTGACAGTCTGGACGTTGCTAATCGTCGCTGACGGGCTGCTAACCGTGATAGTCCAATACGGGATAGGCATGTCAGAACGTCACTGCAATGGGTATTGGGCCGTTCTGCCTGTACCAGCGCTGGATTGCGTCCACCACCGCGTTCGGGTCGCCGCCATCCACGTTGATGTTTACCTGCTGGTTGACGCCGGCGGTGCCACCGATCGAGGAGTCAATCTGGGATAGCGACAGGTTCTGGAACCCGATTTCGGGCAGGCCCATGGGGCCGACATAGCCGTCGGGCCCGCTAGGCACCACCACAGCGCTCCTAGCGGCGCTGGTGGCCCGAGAAGCAGCCGACTGGGCCACACCAGCGCCCAGGCCAGGAATCGCCCCAGAACCGCCCCCAGTGCCCCCGCCGGCGCCTGGCATGTCCCGCGCCGAGATAGCCGCCACGGTAGATCCGCTGCCGCCACCGTCGCTGCCGAGCCGGCCCAGCTTGATTTCGCCTAGGGACGGTATGTCCTTGAACGGGTTGATGAGGTTCAGGCCGCGAATAATGACGTTTGTTGCTTTGACCCAGGCATTGGCCATGAACTCGATGTACGAAGCTACGCCGTTCACGACGGCCCGGACTATGTTGCGAAACGTTTCAAATCGGGTGTAGGCGATGGTGATGCCGGTGACCAGTGCGGCGATACCGACCGCGATAAGACCGAACGGGTTGAGCGCCATGGCGGCGTTCACGGCCAGAATGGCGGTGGCGACGCCCGCGATCGTGCCGGCAATGATCGTGAACGCCTTGGGGTTGTCCTGCGCCCACTCAGCCGCCTTCTGCAGGTACGGCAGCACCTTCTGGATGGCCGGCAGCAGAGCGGCCCCAATGGACTCTTTGGTTTCGTCCAGGGCCAACTTCATCTTGGCAAACCCGCCCGCAGCGGTGTTGCTTGCCTCCTTGGCAGCTCCGCTGAACGTGCCCTGAAGCGTGGCAAACACTTCTTCAAGGCTGGCGCCGTCCTTGATCATTTGACGCACTGACGGGTCAAGCTTGGCCAGCGCGTTCAGGTTGCCGCCGTACGCCTTCTCCATGGCCTTAGTCACCGTTTCTAGGCTGGTGCCCTTGGCGGCGGCAATGTCCATGGCAAGGCTTGCGGCGTTTTGCGCCTCGTTGACGTCCTTAGTGACGCGTACCAGCCCAGCCAGCGCCGGGCGCAGCTGGTCATCGGTAATGCCAAGGTTGCGGCCCTGGGCGGTGATGTACTTTTCGACCGACTTGATCTGCTCGTCAGTCGCCCCAGTGGTTGCCTTCAACTGGCGGGCAAGCATCTGCTGGGATTTCTCGTCCTCCATGGCGGCCTTGACCGCGTCACCCATCGCCACCGTCAGGGCGCCCAGCGCGGCAGCTGCTGGCACCGCCGCCTTTTTGATCGCAAATTGGGCTTTTTCGCTAGTGGTTTCTAGCTGCTTGAACTCCTTAATGGCTTTTTTGACGCCCGTGTCAACAAACTCGGAAACAATGGGGATGTTAATGGCCATTAGCGGGTTTCCTTGTCAACAGTTCGCATGACGTCGCGCACTAGGCGCTCAAACCCGGCCTCCAGTGCGCGGCGGTTCTGCTCGACGGCCTTAGACAGCACACGGGTTTCGGTCGGTGCCACCACACCAAGATTGCGGCCAAGAATGTTTGCGGTCTTGCGGCCGGCGACCTCAAAGATGACGGCACCGGGGTCGGTCTGCTGGATCAGGATGACATTGCTGGTTTTGCGGGACGTGTCAACCTTGACCTTGGTGCCTCGGCGGGCCTTGGCGACGCTGTACGGGAACAGGGTGCGGCCCTTGGCTTTCCACTGGCGGTTCATGCCCGACAGCGGCATTTCGGGGTAGGCGGCCTGCGCGGCCTTGACCGCCGGTGCCCCGATCTCCTTGGCGTCACGGTTGAACTGCTTACGCAGCTCGGGGTCGATGCGGCGCAGCTGCTTGATGGCGTCCTCGACGCCTACCAGGCTTATGTTGGCTGTCGTCGTCACCGTTGTTTCCTCGCTTGCTCGTTCAAGATACTAACCACCGTGGCTAGCGCCTGCCCGCTGAACGGGATGTCGGGTGGCCAGTACCCGGTGCTGACCAGCACCACCGCTAGCGCGTAGTGGTACGAGCCTTTCAGGAAGGGTTTTCGGGTTCCTCCCCAACAACCTCAATGGCAGCCAGTTTCTTGACGTAGTCGTCGAACACTGCTGGTACGACGATGCCTGACTGTTTGCAGGACTCGAACGCCATGAACGCCAGATCCTCAACGCCGATGCCGGACGCCAGGTCGGAAGCTTTCCGCTTGTATTTGCGTTCCCAGGCGACGACCACGAACAGGTTTGTGGTGACGGTGTAGTCCTGGCCGTCGTTTGTGGTGACGTGCAGGTGCAGCTGCATTTCTTCTCCCTCGGTTGGTAGGTGTTTACGGGGCCGTGACGTCGCGCACCCAGGTGCCGCCGGTGAACGTGGCGGTGACCATGGCAAGTTCGCCCACGGTGGACGCAATCGGCGTGAAGTTCTGGAGCATGCAGTTAGCGATGGTGTACTCGGGGTTCGTGGCCGACTCGGTGGTGCCTGACGGGCTGATCACCAGGGTGGTGGTGCCGGTGCCGACACAGCTGGACAGGATGCCCTCGACCTCGCTTGCGCCGTAGCTGAGGAACATTTCCAGGGTCACCTCGACGGACTGAAGGCCCGACACGAAGCGGTGGCCGGTGTCGCCCATGGCGGTGGACTCCAGCGGGTCACTGCCGATGGTGACGGTAACCGAACGGCACTGGTCGGACAAGTCGGTCGTGGTGACGCCCTGCGTGATGTTCACCGTGGCGTTGGAGAGGAATGTTGCTGTGGGCATTGTGTTTCCTTTAGTTGCGCCGCACGGCCACCCGCACGGTCAGGTCGTATGTCGGCAGCTCCTGTCCGCCGCCAATAATCATGACACCTGGGCGGAGGTCTGTCACGGCTATTGCTGAATTCATGATGGTGTCCGCCAATGTAAGCAGGAAGTTGCTGGCGTCCTGGTTGCCGGGCGGCGGAGCGCAGATCCTGATGCGGAGGGTTATGTCGCCCACGTTGTAGGTGAATGCCTCGACGGTTGGCAGCTCCAGAAAGAACGTCATGGGGCGGGCGTTGCGCGGGTCGGTGACAACCGCGTACCCGGTGTTCAAGCCGGCTATGGCGGTGCTGGTGGCGTTTACCGCGTCCCAGAGGATGCCTGAGACGGGCATTAGGCGACCTGGGGGCGACCGACGCCAAGCAGCTGCAGAATGCGGCCCAAGGCGCTGGGCACTGGCACAGTGCCCATGGCATCAAATGACGCAAAGGAATCAGCGCTGCCGCGCTCCCTGTAGAGCAGGGCGGCGTACATGATGGTGCCCAGCAGGACGTCGTCGCCAGGCACTTTAGACAGCTCGTCAGTCAAGTAACCAGATTCCAGCCGGCGTCGATACGCAAACTGGTTTGCGGCCTTGACACATTTGGTGATGAACGCGGTGTCGTTTGCGGTGGCGACAGCGATGCCTAGCCATTCGGTCACGTTGGCGTTTGTCGCCCATGTGCAAACAGGGTTCCACTCAACAAGGCCGTACGGGTCAACCGCGTACCAGGTGACGTCGGCCCCAGGGTTCTGGTACATGACCTGATTTGACACCGGAATGTCAAAGTCAAACGTCCAGTTTCCTTCGTCGTCGACGCCCGTAAATTCGTACTGGGGGCAGGCAACCAGCAGGGTGCCAGAGTCGTTGAACGATGCCGCAACGCCCGAGATTTCAATCTCTTGGCCGGGTGTGGCGTCGATGTTTGTCAGTAGTTGGAGGACTGCGTAGTCATTCAGGCGCATGGCC